GCCGCAAAATTACAGTCAACTGTTATGTCTGCACCAATTTCTTTGGCCACTTGATGACACCATGTTTCTGGCATGTAAGCATACTTGTCGTTAGGATTCCAATTCTTTAATCCATAACCAGTACAATGACTATCACCAATAACCAATAATTTCATAAGGCAACGGACTCCGTAGGGCGTGTGGGTCCTCCGTTTAGACTGTTAGGTATCTCACCTAACTGCCATCTGCTACGCAGACATGCCCCTACCAGATCTAACCTGCAAAAACATTTGGACTACCACTGGCGATACTTTCGATGCCATACTTATCGCCAATTCTACCAACACCCCTATTGTTGGCAAAAACTGTAGTAGAACAAACGGTTAATTCCGCTTTGTGTCTATCTCTACATTTCTTGCCACCAAAGGCGTGTTCTTTATTTTTATCTCGCTGACGCACGATTCCGATATTGTTCACAAAAACATCGCCAGATCCTTCTTCCGTGACAGTTTTAGGGTCACAACCGTGATTTGTGTTTACACTATCAGTTCCATCTTTTCGAGCTACAGCAGGCATAACTTTATTTAACTAAGAGCAATGCCTGTGGTACCTTGAATGTACTGGGCGGCCGCGTCTTTCTTGGCCAAAGTCATACAAAACACATGGTTCTTTTGCAGGGTAAAACTTTCTTTATCAGCTAAGAACATCCAAGGAATCATACCAAGGCCTTGTGGGCCAATTGTAATGGCCAGTTGGCGATTAATCTTAATCGTCTCTTTGGTTTCTTCATCTAACCTGGTGATAATTTCATCACCATTAATTAACTTAATACTAACTGTGTCACCTGGTGAACACCCTTTATCAATCAACATAATTTCCCTCTTCGTTTATTTCTATCCAGGTGTGATCACCTAACCACTTTACCCTACAGATATATTCATACTGTTCGGGCTTGCCTGTACACCAATCATTGGGCCCTGTAAGACTCAATCTTGTAGCATTTATTTTACTATCAAATAACAGCCAATACAACTGGCCGTGGTAAATTTGAAAATCATATTTTGCCGAATGAACCATATCAGTTAGGTCCAAACGTCTTTTTATCTGTGCGGCCTGCTTTTGCAGTACAGCTACCAATTCCAATATACGATTATATTCTTGCTCAGCATGCATGCGAGCAACATTGACCATTACATCCTTTTGTTTTTCAACGGGTATAAGATCAAACTTGACTCCGCCTGCTTCTGTGGCATAGGGAGTAATGTTCCTATTGATAAAAGGAACCAAAGTATCACCAATTTGGGCATCAAAGCTATCTCTGCCTTTGGATACATTACTCTTTGTCATAATCGCCTGACTCTGCCAATTTAAGAATTAAGCTATATTGCTCGTAGGCTTTTTTAACAGCAGGGTATTTGTTCTTTAGATAATTTTCACGTTCTTTCTGTTCCATAAGCATACCGAACATGTCATAATGTCCACGTTGCTTCATATGATTAAAAACTTCTGATTCGAACGATGCTATTTTTCTTAATTCACTTTCAGCTATTTCTACGGTATATAATGGCTCTGTTTCCATAGGTATCGAGTGAGTCATTACTTTATTGTAATCGTACTGATCATTAAAATAGTTTACGTTTATTTTAAAATATCGAACAGCTCTTTTATTGGTGTCGATCACACGAATATTGTGATCGTGGCAGAAATTCTTGACCTTTTCGTCATCATTCTGCATATTCTTTCGCCATTGGAAATACTTCAGCAATTACATTGGCACATTCTTTGGCAATTAGAGCATGCTCCTTTTGGGTACCATTGCTGGCACGTAGTTCAATGTAATGTATCCACGAGCGCAATGTCCCGTTCATATAAAGTCTGCTAACTGTTAATCCTTCGGGGAGTAAAGCACGAGCCTGTTCTTTGGCGATGCCATTTTTAATTGCCCACTCATACTCTCTTTGAACAGCAAATAATACACGCTCTTGAGCTCTACGCCATTCGATGCTTAACAATTTTTGTGCTTCATCTTCCATGTCCAATTCAATAGAACTTTGTCTATTCTTAGTGTCTTGAAATCGAGCTTCTCTTGTGACAAAACTTTCACCGAGTTCTTTAGTAGGGTCTGCATAACGCTGACTGAACTCTTGAAAACTAAAACTACGATGGCGTAAAATTTGTCGAGCAATATCCCTTGTGGTTTCAATTTCAAGACAGGCACTGACCATTTCCAGTGGACTCCAGTGTTTATGTCTGATAAGATATTTGATAAGTTTATCCGACGTGTCTGTATTGAATTGATTACTGGGATTACTGACACGAGCACAGAACGCAATCAGTTCTTGCGCATCATAAATGCCGTCACTGACCATTTGTCTGCTGGGCTTGCTTGAAGAAATTAATTTAATTTTCATGAGATTCGTTTAGTTGATAATGTATTGATTTCGGACTTGCGTCGACTATTTTCTCTCTGTAGATAGGTAACGGTTTTTAACAAACCCTGTATTTCGCGTTGTAATTTCTGTATTTCTTTTTCAAGATCAGAAATCTTTCTATCTTTTGGATCAGGTGTCATTGTCTTTGGTAGGAAGTTCACATAACTTTTCTAACATTTTATAATGTTCGTAGGCTTTTTGCAAGGCCTCAAAGTGTTCAAGTTTTTCCGGATCAGGACTTAAAATTGCCAGGCGTTTTTCAATAGCTTCTAACATATTTCCAAGAGATCGTCCCTTCCATTTGATATCACCTTCAAATTCTGCATCACCTTTGACATTAAGAGAAGGACTAATATTAGACCAGTTGTACTGTCCGGCACCGCTGGCGCCGTAGTTGATGGCTCCACTGGTATTCGGTGATGTGGTGATATTAATACTTGGATAATTAGTGGTTAACGGGTTACTATAAAAGTTTCCAGAATTTACCACTGCCGAACTCAACGATGATATACTACTAAGATCCAACGGTTCTATCATTAAATCATCAAAATTTATAGTAGATGGTTCGTTAGCTGAAATAGTTATTGTATCGCTTTTATCCATTTAGATGTGACCTCAATTCATTGAATCCGCCAATCAATTGACCATCTAAAAAAATCTGTGGAACAGTACGTGCTGTTGGAACGGCTTCTAATAGTTGTTCCTTGGTCCAAGCACCATTGGTGATATTTCTTTCTTCGTACTCAATGCCCTTAAGGGTTAATAGGTTCTTTGCCTGATCACAAAATGGACAGGGATCTTTACTCCAAACAATTGCTTTCATTTTTTCCTCATAGATCTGGTAATTCTTCTAAATCAACCTTGTCACTCATTACACCAATAACATAATTGGTGCTTTCGTTTTCTTGTAAGGCTGTTTGCTTTTTGTTAATATTAACATGTTTGTTGAACCAAGGTATAGGGTTTGACTTAGGATGTTCGCCCATATACTTAATGCCAATATCTTTTAGTCTGTTGAATGCTGTGTAGTCCACAAAGTCTTTTAGAATCTGTGCATTTAGGCCAATGACTACACCTTTGCTGAATAGATAATCAGCCCACTCTTTTTCTTCTCGTATTACATCTTCAAACATCTGATAGACTTCTTGTTCACACTCGACTTTGGCCTTGGCAAAACGTTCGTCTTCTCTCACGACATTGTTAATTAGCCAGCCTGTCCATTCAGTATGCAATAATTCATCTTGTAGAATAAGAGCAATAATATTACCGTTGCCAATATAAATCTTATTTTCAACCATGGCTAAACTTGTGGCAAAGCTAACCATAAAACGAAACGCCTCAAGTGCATAGCTGGCATTCAGTGCCATCCAGATAGCTTTGATATGTTCATTTTCATTTACTGATTCTGGATTCACTTCTTTGAGACTATTAAGTCTATGTAGTTCATCATAATACCTGCCAACACTACTTGCCATCTCAACAATTTCTTTGGTTTCGTGAATTTTGTTGAATTCATCTTTAGGAACACCATAAATGTTTCTAATGATATGGCTATAGCTCTTTGAATGAATATTAGTTTCAAAGAAACTCCAATTGCTGACCAGTGCTTCTAATTCTGGAATACTGATAACAGGACTGAATACCTGTGATGGTGCTCGACCTTGAATACTATCTAACGCTGTCTGTCGCAACAGGTTGGAGGTAAAAATATGTCGCACAGCATCTGTGGCTTCTTTGTGATCAATCTTGTCCTTGGTCAAGCTGATTTCTTCTGGTACCCAAAAGAATCCACGAGCCAGTTCTTCAAACTTCTGCACCTTTGGATATTTGACTTCTTCAAATCGCTGAACTGTTACAGGACCTTCTGGATCCAAGAACATTTTACGTTTGAGATAGTTTGTCTGTTTCTGTAGATTATATTGTTCTTTACTCATAGTTTACAACTTTCGCAGTCTTCTAAGTCTTGATAAATTATTGCATTGTCTGCCGCATTAATGGCATGTCCATTAACTCCATTGACCTGTGCAGTAATGTTTGTGTTAGTTACTCCAACCTTTGCCCCAACCTTATTAATCAGACTATAGTACATGGTTTTGATTCCCCACTTATAGGCCAACATAAGATTTTTAGCAATTAACGTTCCTGGAACTTTCCCATTGTCGAAATAGGCCGGATTATAAAAAGTATTAGTACTAATACTCTGATCGATATAGGCGGCTAAGATTGCCGCAGTTTTCAAATAGCCGGTACAGTCTTTTTGATCCCACATTAGTTCATAACGATTCTTTAAACGCTTGTATTCTGGTACTACCTGTACAAAAGAACCAGCTTTAGATTCTTTTACAGAAATTAGCTCCATTGGCATTTCAATACCATTGGTGCTGTTTAATACAACTGAACTGGACTCCACAGGAGCAATAGCCATCAAGGTAGCATTACGTATGCCATATTTTTTCATACGCTCACGTAGAGGTTCCCAATCCATTGCGGGAGTGAAATCTGTTAATTCATTTACACCAGGATTACGACGTTCCCAGGGGAACACACCACGACCGTACCAGGTATATTGGCTACGTTCACAGGGGCCACGATCTTGTGCAAGCTCTACACTGGCTTCGGTTAGATAATAGGCTTGATGTTCCATCCAACGTTTAACTTCTTTAAGACTATCGCTTTCACCGTATTTTAAATTACGTCTGGCATGCCAATAGGCAAGATTAGTAATTCCTACACCCAAAGGTTCGAAATCTTTATTTGCTAATTCGCTTTGGATACTTAAAAAGTCTTGATAGCTTAAAATATTGCTAAGACTACGCACCAATACTCGACAGGCCTTGCGCATCTCAGTAGGAGATTTAAATGCACCCCAGTTTATTGAGCCAAGAGTGCAAAGAGCGATTCGTCCCGCAGAATCTTCAATTCTTTGGAAAGGCTTTGTGGGTAAAAGTAT